GCGCACGACTACATTGTTTACCATTGTAAACCTTTTCATTTAAATATGTGGCTAGCTCTCTTTCGTAAGCATCGCCTTTTTGTTTCTGTCTGTTTGCCATTTAGAATTTACCGTTTGATGGCGCTAATGATATTTTGATTTGGTTGCTAACTAAGTTGCCGTTGGCGTAGTTAGCTTGGACAATGTTTTCATCCTCGAAGATGCCAATATCCTCGCCTGTTTTACAGTTGTCACAAATGTATTGATTGATTGGTCGCTTCTTTGTGCTTTTACATTTTAAGCAAGGTCGGCTCCAAGTCTTAGGCCGTTGCTTGTGATGGTACTTAGCACCATTAAATTCTTGTAATTCTAACCGAACAAGCATCCGTTTTAGTGTGTCTACGCAAACGCCTATCTTTCTAGACATGGTTGCATAGGATAGTTGCAAATGGTTATCCTTCAAATACTTCTCTTGCTCGGCTGTTAGTTGGATGGAGTGTCCCATAACTGCCTCAATTATTATTTATGTGGCATAATGGTAACATTAGTTATTAAAGTTAGTCAAATAGATAACTTACACACCCAACTCCGTTGACAAATTAGAAAAAGTTGGTACGCTCTAGGCGAACGAAGCAAGCGAAGAAGAGCATTACGCTTCGCGTTGCTCTTCTGGCAGCGTAGATGAAGCGAGCAGAGCGTACCACTTTCTCAACGTCAGTAATAAAAGTTGTGTGAGTTTATTTATCACACACCATATGTTGTGTTATTTGTTGACATTTAGCTCCAAATGGATACAAATGGAGTTGCAAAGACGTCCTCCATTGTTTTTGCGTCCTCCCTTTCTTTAACGGGGCGTTCGGGTTAGGCTAAGACTGCAATGAACGCCCCATTTTTTAAGCTTGCAAGTTAGTAACTTTCGTTGCGACATTAGTTTCTCTTAAATCCCTAGTCCATTCTCGAACAACCTCTAATGGTCTGTCGATTTCTCTACTGATTTCAAGATCATCTTTTGCAGATCGCATCTGCCCATCGTGGCCTTCATGTGGCTGAGCAAGATACCGTGCCAGTTTCTTAACACCCATCTTACCAAACACACGGCTCGTAATAGTTGTTGGATTACTTGCAAAGCCAACATAATGATGTGTCTGGTGAGCGTCACTCCAATCACGAACCTTACCGTAACGTGCTTCAATAATAACGTCACACCGTTCACCACCCTTTAGTCCAGCTTCATAAGCGTTCCATATAGAATGTGGTAATTCGTTATCATCAATACCACCACGCATTTCAGCAGTGTCAGGATCACGAAAAACCTGTGTTATTTTAATCTGTGTTTCAAGAACGGTAAGCTGATTTGATGAACCAGCAAATGATCCAAACTTTTTGCTCTCGCTTGGTTTGTTACTGTGATGAACTAATATCACAGTGATACCAGCGTTCCTTAAATCCAACGCCATCTGATTAATACGACCCCACTCTGACGCAGAATTTTCTTCTAACCCAACCCATGCGGATCGAACGGTATCAACACAAACAATGTCAGGGTCAGTTGTTTTAATCCATTCAGTCAGCAGCAACATGCCGTTGTCACTTTTTAAATTCATCTGCTCTTCATTGTCGAACGGAGCATAAACCATAAAGTTATCACCAGCATCACCAACGCTTCGCTTAGATCGGTCAAGAAAGTTTGTAATATTAGATCGACTGTTTTCTAAATCTAAGTACAACACCCTTGCTTGCGCACCAATTTCCCAAGGGCCAAATTCTTTTGCACCAGCAGCAACGTGATACAAAGCGTTACGAATAAACATAGACTTACCATGACCCGAATAACCATGTACCTGTATGACAGTGCCATCTAACGGTAACCAAGGATCAATGCAGTATTCCCTTGTACCTATCTGCGCTTCTAGTCTTTCGATGTCAGCAGTTGTGATCGGGCTGATTGCTGGCTTCGGTTTGTCAACAACAACTTTTTTATAATCTGGATTTTTTCTTTCTTCTTCACGTTCGACCCGTTGGATCATCTGATCTATCTTGTTATCGTCTAATCGCTCGACAAAGAAACGATCCATAAAGTCATATATATTAGCGTAAAGTGCGTCACCGTGCAGCCCCTGTCCAGCAGCCATACCTAGTGCTGTATATACACGGTGATCCCTAGCGTTACCGTCACCAGTTTGTAGCTTCCCAATCTTGTCAACTAAAAGCTTGGTGCTTTCCCAAATGTTAAGCTCAACTTTAAGCTGCGAAAGGTCAACACCTTTGAACTGGAACTCTTCGATACTTACAACGTTATTACCACCCAACCCTAATGAATGACCGTATGGATATTCTGGCAATTCATCAAAGTCACAGCCTTTGTGCCACGTATAGTTTGGCGTAGGTGGACAGACAATAACGCCACGATCAGCACGTAAATCCAAACCAGCAACTGCTGGCCAATCAATACCACTGCCGTCTGCCTTACCAACACGACTTCCAATCACTCCCCTACCTTTTGGGTAAGCGAAGTAAAAGTGCTTACCTTTTTTACTGGTAACACTTATAGGTGTCCTAGTTAAACCAAGCTTCTCTGCTTCTACAATTGCATCTTCATTGTCACAATCGACAACAATAATACCACTGTGTTCGCCTGTTATAATACAGACGTTATCATCTGTGTCTGTAAACCAAGCATCCACTTCTGCTTCTGTTGGCAGCTTAGTCTGATATTGTTTCCAACTAACGCTAGGATGTTTAGCCTTTGGGTGTATCGGTACGACACAAAGACCCTGCTCCAATAGTTCAAGCGCCGCTTCTCTTTTCTCTAGCACGTCGTTCCCCTTCTGTTATGTACTCATCTAAATCGAGCGCTGGATGCGCTTCTTTTATCTTCGCTAGATAAGTCGATGAAATGTAATCCCGATCCATCCACTGGTACGGAATAGTTCTCGTTATCCCTAGCTTCTGCGCCACACGAGACGCACCGCCAAGGTCACTTACAAGTCGTCGTATGTCGAACTTCATAAGCCTCTCCTTTTTTTATTTGACAAGTTGTATTAGATACATTAAAACACAACTTAGTCAACTTTAAATTTAAAATTGAAAGAGAGGGCAAATTGAAAATCCAAAGGTTTAAGACCAACGACATGTCTGTTGCTGGTGTTACCAATACCTTAGTTGTTGGAGAATGGGGTACTGGTAAGACGACACAAGCACTTAATTATCAGAACGCTTTTGGTAAGGGTTTGATATTAAGTGGTGAAAGTGGACTACAATCACTTATGAAAAGCGATATAGACTACATTCCTTTTGACGGTTTTGCGAAAGGGGATAGCCCGTTTCGTGAGATTATTAAATGGATTACTGGTAGCGATGAATATAAAAAAGAGAACTACCAATGGATCATGGTAGACAGTATGACTGAGTTATCTCAGTTGTGTATTAGAGAAGAGCAACAGCACTTTGAAGCTGAGAGCGGAAACCCACAGGACATGAGGGCTTGGGGTCAATATAACCGCAAGATGCTAGCGGCAGCAAAAATGTTGCGCGACCTTCCGATACATACTTGTCTAACGTCGCTGCAAAAGAGTGACAAAGACGACAATGGTGTTACTCGTTACATACCGTTGGTCGAAGGAAGTACGATCAGAGAGAACCTTCCTGGTTTGTACGACAATGTATTCTTTCTTGTTCGCAAAGATGTGCAGCAAGGCGAGAAGACTACCGTAAAGTGGTACACCGTTACAGGAAAGTATGGTGGTTACGCTGGTAAAAGTCGTGATGCTTTTCGGCGCTTATCTCCTGTTGAGGAAGAGCATGACATCACGAAACTCTTAATGAGGCTTACAATGAGTGAAGCTGATTACAAATCTAAAATGAAGAAAGGAGCAAGCCAATGAGTTTTCAAGGCTTTAGTAACGTTGACCTAAGTTCAATAGCAATTGACGATGGGCCAATGAGAGAGACTTTGCAGACAGGACGTCACGAAGTAACTATAACAGAGGCTACTATTAACGACGGCAAGGAAGGGAAGAAGGATTTAGTTCTTTCTTACAATAACGACAATGGTTCTATTCGTCAGTGGCTTACTATTTACGATCCAAAGACTGTAAAGAATGATGCTGGCGTAGAACAACAGCCTGAGTACGTTAATATTAATTGGGTACAAATCAAAAAGCTGTTGAAGTTTACTGGATATGAAGCAGATGAAACTCCTGATCCATCGTACTTTGTAGGAAAAAAAGTTGGCATTAACATAAAACAATCTGAGTACATGGGTAAAAAACAATTACGTGTTAATTATCATTGGATGCCTGACGCGGCTGCATCAGGTGGGCCAGAGGATAAGATACCCTTTTAATGTCGGTTGATTGGGATAAAGTTGCGGATGATGTTGTCGCCGCAATAGATAAAGGTTTCGCCTCTGAAAAGAGAGGCGAAGCCCGTTCTTACATTGGGGCTTCGATGGCTGGTACTGAGTGTATTGCTCAGTTAGCGTTAAGTCTTAGGGGGTTTCCTGATGATGAACCTGATCCCAAACTAAAGAGAATATTTAGAGACGGTCACCGTATAGAAGATGAAGTTATTAAAGACTTAAAACAACGTGCCGATTTATTGGTTCACGAAAAAGATGCTTGGTCGGGCAGACAGCATAGACGTGAATGGTTAAATGGGCATGTGGTATGTAACGCTGACGGCATGGTTACATTTGAAGACGACGATATACCCGAAGGAGATAGAACCGCTATCTTGGAAATTAAGTCAATGAAGAATACACTCTTCAATCAATTTAAAAAGCATGGCGTTAAGAAATCACACCCAAAATATTACAGCCAATGTCAGATGATGATGGCGATGTTTGAAATACCAAGAACTTTTTTTATATCTTATTGCAAAAATTCTAGTCAGTACCACGCACAAATTATTCCGTTCGACCAAGAAGAATGGGACTTGATGTATGTTCGCATACAAACTGCACTATCGGGTGGTCGCACTCGCATATCTGGTAAGAGGGACGACTTTCGTTGCCGCTTCTGCTTTAAAAATAGTAGCTGTTGGGACATCCCCGACGTGAAACCAGAGTGTCGCTTTTGTGAACATTCATTTGCTAATGAGGAAGGTGGCTTTACTTGTCGCCTTGACTACAAGGAAGCTGGTGAAGTTTGCGAAAGTTATACGCTCTTCAGACCAGAGGCCAAGGCATGAGCGATGAAGATAAAGCTGACTATTATAGCGAACTAACTGACGTTCAAAAAAAGATTTTAGAAAAAGAATTAGAAGTCGAGAGCATAGCAGACCGCGTTACAATCCTTACTAGAACAGAATGGGGTAGTGACAACTTACATAAGGCTAACGTTAAACACCGCTTTGAAAAGTCTAGGTTAGTTGAGTTGCGATGCAAAGAAGTTGAAATTAAAAATAAGATAGCGCTCAGCAAATGGACAAAGACGACATAATTAAAAGACCATCACATTATACAATGGGCAGTATTGAATGTACCGAAGCTATACGTTCAGCAGTAGGTGATGCAGGGTACGAAGCCTTTTTACGTGGCAATATTATAAAATATATATGGCGCTATCCCCACAAGAATGGCCTTGAAGATTTAAGGAAAGCGCAGACATATATAAATATGTTGATTGATCTAAAATCTAATAGTCAATCTTAGAGTTTATTCTCGAACTAATACCGCTACCGCTTTTTGTTTTTCTTCCAGACGGCTCACCAGCAACTGCATCAACAAAGTTTTCCCGTACTGCTGGCATAGACCCAAGAGGTGGAGCAAACCTGTGGAATAACGTATCGACCATTTCCCGTTCTTTGTAATTGGACGATGTTCCACCAAGACTGTCGCTGATAATATCACTAACGCCAGAGCCAACGGTAAGGCCATCGTTAAACAATCCCATTGACGGCCCAAGTATTACTTCACCAATTCGTACCTGACCAAATGCGCCGTTGTCTACGTTTGAGCCAATGTCATATAACATTTCACCGATCAAACCCATGCCACCCATGACGACAAAGCCATCCCAATACCAACCTAGATACTTGGCAGTGTCTTCATCCATGTTTTCAGCCCATGCAAACTGCTCTTTAAGTGAACGCTCTCTGAATTTAAACTCTCGGTTGTCTTGACCGCCACGACCTTGAACAATGTCTTTAATGTTTGCAGCAGCAAAACCCATCGCTGGCGCTGCGGTATACATATACATTAGCGGTGCAATGTCAGCATCCCTTGGGTTGTCAAGAAACCTATTCCACGCTCTTCGATGTAAACGCCACATCATCATTGGGAATGATTTAAGTTGATACACAATCTTGCCAACTGGCGTCTGGCCCCAAACAGGATTATCAGATGGGTTGGGCGTAAAGATTGCTTCGTTTGCAAACCTGTTTAAAGCTGTAGCGACTTGGAAATATTCTTCGCTATGGTTATCCATTACGCTTTCTAGTTCCATCGCATTGTTTTGATAGAAGTCTTGCAAGCCGTAAGCGTTCATTTGTCGTTTAGCAATACGACCTTTGCGAGTATTAGGTTCATTGATTGCTTGGCGCTGCATCATTCTTAAATGTTCGTAACCAATAGCCGAAGCTATGTTACGCCACATTTCTGTCCAAGGTGTAAGCAGTGTTGCATTAAAGTAACCATTGGTAAACTTGGTACTATCAACGCCAAAGGCTTGGGTCATATATTTGTATGTTATGTTTTCTGTAGCCGCACCAATGTTGCGCACCATTTCACGATAATCTTCGTCAGTAGCATAATTTTTTATGCCCCTAACCCAAGCTTGGAAGTTGCCAGATTGTACTAACGGCAGCATACTATCGCCCATTGACGTTAGTGTAGTAAACGGAAGCAATGTTACAGCGTTAAATCCTGTTAGCCATTTCTGCGTTGTCTCTGCCATTTCAGAATATGCTGTTTCATCATTGATTGGTCTACGTCTAACAGCGTTTAAGAAACCTCTAGCATGTAACTGGTTCTTTCTGTGAACAGGCGACAGCCCACCGTTAGCCGTATGAAGGCCATCAGCAATTGCTTCTGCTCTTAGCTTAAAGTTTCTTTGTTTCATAAGCTCCATACGCCGTTCTTGTGGAGATAGCTCTGCAAGATCAGCTTCTGTTCGACGGTATATGCGGTTCATATACTCTGCCATTTCATGTTTCATAGTTCCGCTTTGAGCCATCCTTACAAGCTCTCTAGCGTGATACTCTGCTCTGCCCTCTGCCAATAAGCTTGGTGGTGCTTCCATGTATGTAAAGTCAAACTTGTTCTTAACTATATCTTGGTCGGCTGGGTTGCGTACAAAGCGTAGTTTGGATGAAACCTTTTTACCTTTTAGCAACGAAGCAAGTGCATCTATACTTGATGGATTGCTGTTCAACGCTATGAAGTAATCATCAATAGCGTGATGCCCAGCACCAAACGCTTTGAACAAATCCATGTCACGTTCTGCTGCGTCGGCATACTTACTAACTACAACCATAATGTCGTTTTCTAAATAATCAGCAAGATTGTTTCTGTTGCTTGGATCAATAAACTCTGGAAACAAATCAAGACGGATCATTCTTTGAAACGCATGATCTGAGTTGTTGTTGTCAGAAGGTGTGCGCCTAATATTATTATCTGGCATACGTTGCACCCCATCGTCAGCAACTAACTGATCTGCCATAGCTTTAGCTTTAAACTCAGCTTGCGCTTGTGTCATTGGGTTTTGTCGTCTTGGCCCTCTTGGTCTAACGCTATCTTCTTTTAAAAAGTATAATGCTAAACGACGCTCAAACTCTGCACGATCAGCTTGAATAATGTCTTTGCGGTAAACTTGTGGCACATAATTGTTTGCAATTTTACCAACGTTCATTCCTATGCGGCGCATACGCTGCATTGTCTGATCGAAATAACCGCGCACCATATCATATATTTCTTTTTCAGCATCGCTAGTTAAACCATTACGATCCCCACGCCGCAAAGCTCTAATAATACGAGTGTGTGAATTTGGTTGAGACGATCTATTAGAAGGCACAAACCCAAGTGCATCCCCTGCTGCTTCGTACATTTGCACCGCACCATCTTTAAACCAACGTGATACTAAGTTGCCACCATCAGGTAGTGCGTTTAGTTTTTTAAGAAGTGGCGTACAAATCTTTGAGACTGCTACCGCATGACGTTCATAGTGACCGCCACCACCTTTAAGTGGGTTGAATACTTTAGATAAGAAAGTCATTCCAGCATTTGCTAAAATTTCTGGGTTGTTGCGTGTCGTCCAGAACGTTGCAGCTTGACGCATATTTTGTGCATCTTCTTCTGTTGCGTTTCTTCCTCGACGCAATCTATCTAACGTATCAACAAACGCTGGTGATACACCAACGCTTTCTAATGCACTAAAGATAGAGCGGCGCATGTTCTCGCCACCTTGATCCCCTAGCGTTGCAGCCTCAACCCAAGTTGTGTTTGCACTGGATGCGTTCGCATCTATGCCGACAGTGTGGTTTAAGTCTGTTTCCGCAAAAGCATAGTCTCTGATGTAACGCATGTCAGAAGAATTAATTAAAGTCTTAACGCCGTTTACTTCGTAGCTAGTAAACTCAAGCTGCTTCATAATTCTATTTAGTTTTTGTTGTGATCCAGCCATAGCAACAAGGGCGTTATAAACGTTGCTACCTCTAGGCAAATCTAAACTTTCAAGTTCACTTATTATATTACCGATAGCTTCTGCGTTTTGCCCTTCACTATCTCTCAATATTGCTGACGTTAACTCTGTAAATACAGGATGGTTTGTTGTTACTTTGTTATCGAACGTCGCTGGTTTTGTATCACGAACAAATACTGGCGTTGTTTCGATGTCAGCGTCCACACCGTAGAGAGTTTTAAGTTCGTCTCGCAAAGTTTTTTCATACTCAAACAAAAAGTTAGCATGACTTTTTACTGCTGGACTATCATCTGGCGAAAATTGAACGCGAGCTATTTCATCTGATGTTAAAGATATTTCATCTAATAAATCACTGACTTGCTCGCGCACCATTGGGTCGCTGTAATTTTCTAATAATCTATCTTTGTAGTTAGTAATAGTATTTGACGGCAGTCTTCTAAGTTTAACACCAGAAGACAAGCCACCTAACTTACTGACGGCAGCATAATAAACTGTTGGATTGTCAGATTGTGTAAAGCGACGGGCGGCTGCTAGCTGTGTGTTTGACATATTATCTATTACATCATCAACGTAAGCAGTAGCGTGTTCGGATGGCACTACTTCTGTAAAGTGAACAGTGGGCGATCCTTTTCGTACTGTCACATTAGGAGCAATATATTCTCCTTGCGTCGGTATCAAAGGAAAGCGTTTTCTTGCAGATGGCTGTGCAATCAAACCTTTTGTTACTACACCAATTGCAGGGATTAAGTTTTGACGCACATCATTGATAGCATCTTCTAAATGAAAACGATCTTCACCAGACAGTTGTTCCATTAAATTATTAACTGTAGTTGGTTTAGTTTGCATGTCTGTATCTTCAACGACAATGCGAGCCACCAAGTCTTTTGGCTCTAAATCAAATTTAACTGCTAGCTTTTCAAGTAACTCTACACTTGTTGGGTCAATAATATTATCGTTAAACAAATACCCAGATAGTGTTGAGACGGTGCTAGTTATGTCGTCAGACTTTTCTAACGTTGCCGCTTCTCTACGCATTATCTTTCTGAAGTCGTCATACTCTGGACTGCGTGGATTGTATGGCAAGTCAGCGCCCATATAAGCAAGCATACTTGACATTGTACGCAACACATATTCTGTTCGCGCTTTACGGTGAGACAGCGGTTCAAGCCATGACCTTAACGAGTACGGCGCTTTTGGAGGAACGCCATTGCTAGTTGCTTCACCTTGGTTAAAGTATTCTTTAGCTTCTTGAGCTTTAATAATAGCGTTATTAACTTCTGGGGGCGCATACTTCTTTCCTGTCTTTTTGTTTTTTCGTTTTTGCAATTCATAGATAACCAAGTTTACATGGTCGTCGTTACCTTCGGCTTTCGCTTTCCAAGCAATGTCCATTAGTTCCATATAACTTGCGCCGTCTTTAAATATTCTAGCAGCAGTCGTTACTTCTACAGGCATTTCTTGATGGCTTAAATCAACAGCGTGTTGAGCAACCTGTGTTCGCAATCTGGTTTGACCAAAGCGATGCCAGTTTGCTAGCAGTGTGTCTAAATCCATCTTGTTAAAATCAGGCAACGGTTCGTTTGCTTTAAGGGCGTTGTCTGCTGACTTGCGCATAGCTTCGTTTGCTACTGCTTTAATGTCTTTTGTAACTTTTACATGCTTGACTTGTCTTGCGTTGTTGATTGCTCTCATGCGGCTAACGCTATGTGCTTTACGTCCAGAAGACCCAACAGGCATATTGCGTCTGAAACGTAACTCGGCTGGCATGTACTCAGGAATGTCACCGCCTGTTACATTTTTATATGCCATGTTAAGTGACGACAGTATATTTTTGTTAAAGCTCTCTAAGGTTGGGTCAGTGGGAGAAACATCTGATCCTTCTACAAGTGCAACCTTTTTGCCTGTCCATATATTTAAAGCGTTTTCAATTGCGCCCTCTTCTAAAGAACCAAGCACCATATTGTCGGCTGTTCTGGTATCTTCTACTCGAAGAGCATCACTAATGTTTTTTGCGTATCGCTTCATAACAATAGCGTAGCTTTTGATTGGGCTAAACACTCCTGGGTATGTATCATCAAACGGCACACCTTTAACAATCTTACCGTCTGATCGCCTTACTGACGTTTTCTGTGCTGCTATCTTAGCGTCTTTTGTATTAAACGCCATGCTTCGGTACAGCGTTGCTAATTTGTGCAAAGAAAGTGCAGCTTCTTCTACATTGCCGCTAGCCATGTGAGCGTTTATTTCGTCTGCCGTTACCTTAACGTCGTTGTATCTTACTCGAATTGATTTAGTAAAATCATTGGTTGGTTCGACAGGATTTAGATGCGCAACCATAACTGCGTTATCTTTGTCTGATATTAGTCTTTCAAACAACGGTGTTAAATTGCTGTCTTCGTAAGCAGGGTTAGTAAGCTTTGTCCACAATGCTTTTGCATAGTTTTGAATTTTATCCCAAAGCGTCCAATTTTTTGGAGTAACCAAAGCATCATGGTGGTTCATCATGTACGCTACAAACTGATTAGCAAAGTATTCTTGTGGGCTAGTCTTGCTTACAATACCAGCTTCACCCACGTTAGGCAGTCTTATACCTTCTGAGTTCCTTAAAAAATTACCATCAGCATCGTATTCTGGCTTACCAATAACAGGAAAAGCTTTTGGGTTTATTTTGCCGTTCTCATAATACTTAGATAGCTCTTGCCAAAACGCTAACCTGTCATCCATTGTCATCATGTTTTTGTAAACCCAATGACCAACTTCGTGTAAGACTAGGTGTGTTGGTGTTACGCCTGTATTTTTTACAGCGCCAGTATTTATTCGTATTGTATTCTGACCACTACGCCTACTTGGGCTAGCGCTTTGGAAGCCACTATTATTAACATTGTCTTCAACAAAACGTGGAGCAACGCCAGTGGGCAATACTATTTTAAGAACACGAGCTATTTCAGTTCGTGTTGCTGGTGATGCTTTTGTAAAAATACCTGTTGCTTGCTTAATACTTTCGTTAAGCGTAGTTGTATTTTGTCTAATTCCTTTATTAGCAACGCCCGTCAAAACTTTGTAAGCATGACGCAAGTGTTCGACCCGTCGTTCATAAGGAATGTTTACTGTTTGCACACCGCTTGATGTAGTAAACGAAACAGTTGCGTCCCAATCTCCATTCTCGCTTCGGTCAACCATACTATCTAATTCTTGTATGGAAATGTTAGCTTTGGAAAATTCTTTTAAACTTTTAAAACGTGGGTTCTTTTCCATGCTTTGCAAAGTAAATAAAGAACGCACAATCTCTTCGCCGTCTGGTTCTGTTTGTAAGATGCTAGCCATGCTAACGCCAGTGTTTGCCGCTTGGCTTTGTGGCATTGGCATTGGTGGCGGTGTGTATGCTTCCTTAACAGGTTCGCCTGTAACTTCTGCCGTCTTTTGTTGTACTGGTGTTGGCTCTTTTTTATCAGCCGCAACCATAGCTCTCTTAACTTTATATGGGTTAGACATATCTCGGCGTCTAAAGTTTGCTGGTAGATAAGCTAAGTCCCAATCATCTGGTGAAGTCCTTGACCCAATAACGTCGTAAATTGTGTCTCCGTTTGCAATTTGATTATCGCTTATCATCCTTGCGCTGTAAGTTACTTGCTGTCCATCAACGGTAAACTTAAAGTTCGGGTCTTTTGGTACGGCTGCTAAGTTTAGTTTGTTACCGTTGGCATCTGTAATTGTTGGCGGCATATCTTCTGCAACCGTGCCAACTGGATCGTCAAAGAGTTGCTCACCCTTAATATTAACAACAGTTTTTTCGGGCTTTGGTGCTTCGACAGGTTTGTTTGCTGCATCAAGCTCAGCAATCTTTCGCAAATATTCGTTTTGCAAATCGTTAAACTGATCTATGTCAGCCAAAGCTTTCGTTGCAAACTCTGTTTTTAGGCGTTTCTTTTCGCGCTCAAGGTCGGAAATGCTTAACGGTTGCTTTGACTGTTTCGGTACAGGTGCAACTGCAACTTGGCCTTGCACCATGTCTAAGGCATCTTCCTCAGTTATAAGGTGCAACTTAACTAAGCTTTCTACATTCCTGTAAACTAAATTTGTTCTCGGTGCGTAATAAGCAACTTTATCTTTTCTTGTTAGGCGTGGGCCATCAGCAACAGGTTCATTACCTTGTGGTTTAAACTCATAAAATGTTGGTGGTGTGTCGCTTGCGTTAATAGACAAAGGATCAAAATTACCTTTTTCGTCACTTGCTCGACGCCTGTACATTCTTTGGTCGCGCTCTGCTTCTAACTTAACCTCTTCTAAATTAAGGTTGCGTGTTTTTACTTTTGCTTTACGCAAGAACGCTTGTGTTTTTGCTTCTATTCTGCGCTCACCACTAGATGTCACAACTTCTCGCGCAGACTTACCAGCGTATATATCAACGTTTTCTGTCGCTCGACCCATAGTTCCAGCAAGGCGTCTGCTTCTTTTGGCTAAAGCCTCTTTAGTAACAGTGTCTTGTATTTTTTCTTTTGCTTGCTCTAAGAGCTTTGCTCTTTGTGCATCAGTTAAGTCTTTAAGATTTACTCCTTTAAGAGTAATATCTCGGCTCAACTTATCACTTGCGCTTTTAACACGTCTGTTTGTCTCACGCATTACAGCAAGCACTTCGTCTCGCGTGAGGTCTTCTATCTCAGGTAAATTTTTGAAAGCTTCTTTTTCAGCTTGTTTTTTGCGCCAGTTAATTACTTGCTGCTCTAAATTGTCAGCCATTTTTGTTTGCATATCTGGCGTAATTATTTCGCCTTTTACTCTTTCTGGTTTATTAAACCTGTCTGGCGTAAATTCTTTTAGAATATCTTGTTGTTCTGATATGCGGTCTTGAATTTCTCTTGTTGCTCTAGCATCAAAGCTAGTCATGCCAGTTGCAACACTAGCTTTTGTTTTTTCTATTTCTTTTTTAAGACGGTTCTTTTCATTTTCTTTTTTTGTTTTTTTAATTTGCGCTCGCAAAGATTTTATTTGATCGTCAGATGCAGCTTTAAGTTCTTTCTCGTAAGCAGTACGGTTTTTACCCATATCAGCTTGAAGGCTATCTATTTCTTTTTGCAGTGCATCGTGGCGAGCAAACAGTTCGTCAGCTTTATCGCCTGTGTAAACTTTTCTAGCGTCTTCAATAGACGTCACGCCTTTTTGCTGCTTTGGCGCTTCTACTTGTGAGCGAACGCCACCCATTTTTTCTAACTGTTTGTCAGTTGGGCGACCTGTTCTTGCTTCAGCAGAGTAATCAGCAACATCAAAGTTAAATTCTTCAACCGCAAGGTCGTGTACTTCTTGACTAATCTCTCCATTTTCAAGCGCAGTTTTTGCCTTGCGTATTTTAAGCGATCTTAGCTGGTCAGGCGTAAAGTTAGTAAGAAGTTCTGGGTCAACAAGCTCATTAACTTCATCAATAAAGTCCATAAGTTGTTTATCAACGTTAGGGTCAAACGCTAAATCAGTTATTGTTTCTACGGCAAGAACGTCCTCTTCTGAAACCGCTGCTGCTGTAGCTGGGCCTGGGGTTTCTGACGTTGCTTCTGGCGTTGGTTTTTCATCGCTCTTAGTTACCGTTGGATTTTTCTCAACGTAGTCAGTTAATGCGTCAACGGATCTCTTTGTAAAATTACCTTTGTTAGTCACAGGAATTGTGCCGTCTTCAACTAACGACTTGATGTCAACGCGAGTAATTAAGTTTTGATTTATTAAGTTTTCAACTGCATCACGAAACTTTTTACCATTAGCGGCTACAGGTATTTCATAATCAATGTCAGTTACAAGCGGCTCAACATCTGCTGGCTCTTCGGGTGCTTTAATTCCGCTTAACTCTTGATTAAGGTTTCTAATTTGTTGCTGTTTAGCTTCAATGTCTGCAATGCTAGCTTTACTTGGATCGCTAGCTTCTGCCATAAGGTTTTCTAATTCTTCTTCAGCTTTTAATATCTCAGAAAACTTTGCATCTGCTGTTGCAACTTGTTTATTAATTGCTGCAAGCTCTGCGTCTATTGCTTCTAAGTCGTCTTTAATTCTTTGAAGCTCATAACGCTTTGCGCCAGACATACCTTCTGCCGAACCTTCTTCAAAGATAGCTCTATATTCTTTTAGTATTTGCTCACGTTCAGCTTGTAAGTTTCTTTTCTCTAAATCTAAATCAGTAAGCTCTCTGCTTTTAGCAGCCCAAGGACGCACACCAGCTTCGCCAGTAATACCAATAGCACTTGGCCCACCCAAACCTCTGTTTGGTGGTGGCGTAACTGCTGCATCGTCTTCGTTTTCACCACCGCGTTCAGCACGTTTACGAGCAGCACGAGCTTCTAGTGTGTTATCTGCTAGCAGTAACCTTTCATCGCTTTCAATCTGTAGTTCATCTGGCGTTGTCCCTGAGTAACGGCCAACCCCTTGTACTGGAAATAATGCTTCTTCTTCTGGCGTTAAATCTTTGCTGGTTGTGTAACGTGCAGCAGCACCACCAAGCAATCGCCCAGCGCCATAACCAGCAGTACCACCTAGTGCAGTAGCTGCCGCTGTTCTTGTAGGGTCAAATTCGTCAGTGATACCTTGTTGGATTTCGGTAGCCTGTGCGCCAATGTCAAAACCACCTTCAATAGCAGCGTTTAATTTAGCTTCGGAAATAGCACCACGTTTTGTACCTTCACGAACACCCAAAGTAGCAGCCTGTGTTGGGTTAACGCCTTTAGAAAGTGCTGCAAGTCTTGTTGCTTGTGCAACTTTCCCTGCTGATACTGTGGGTATAATGTTAACTGGATCAAGTATAGCGCCAGTACCGTAGTCAATTGCTTTATCTAAAAAGCCACCACGCGATGGAGCATTTCTCCATGCTTGACTTAAACGTGCCATACGCTCTCTGTCGCTGCCGCCCATAGCGTACTCGGCTGCACCGCCTAATAAGCTGACAGAGTTTACGTCTCGCCACCTTCGATCAGAGTAAAACTTGTCCAGCATTT